TATGGATGTTGCCACTTCTTCACAAGACTTAAGAGACCAACGTCCCAATATAGGTTTTTCTGCTTTAACAAAAAGGTCATATACTTTCTTGAACATTATCTACAAGGGGTGGTTTCTATTTAAGTGGATTCTCGGGTTTGAAGAAGTCCTTAAACGGACACCCTTCACAGCGTCTGTGACGTACCGCACATTTGAGTGTGTCGGGTTTCGCGATACAGGGTTTTTTCCGTTGTCGATAGGTTCGTCGTCGTTTAATGGCGTAAATAAGGATCGGAGTTTGACACAGAGCTAACATACTACACCAAGTACTTTCGTTTTTAAATAGCATTAACCGTGCACTTTAAAAATGATTTTTTGATTTGATTTAATTTACTAACATACCGAAACCAAAAAATTAGTTGGAGAAGGCGAGGCCACCCATACCGGACTGGATGCGGAGGACGTTGTAGTTGACAGCGAACATGTGCATGGTGGTGTTGGCAGCACCAGTGGGGAGGGTGACAGAGACTTGCGCGTTATCGATGCGCGAGAAGTTGCAGGTACCAGTGGGTTGATGCTCTTCGGGCTTGAGCGCGAAGGAGTACGAGTAGACACCGGGGTAGGGGGAACCGGAGTGATGGTTGTAGGGTTGGACCTGGTTGAAGTACTTACCCTTTTGTTCCTTGAAACGGTCTTGGCCGTTAAGAACAAGCTTGAAGGTGGTCAAGGGACCCGCGACTTCCTCGTTGAAACGCTGGGTGCCACCAACGTCACCAATCGCAAGGAGAGGGGTACCGGTTGTCGAGGTGGACACGAAAGCGTTACCCACCTCGATGGAATCGGGGTTGGACTCAAGGACAACGTCGCTAGCGCCGGGGAAGGTGGAGAAGTTCCACATGGAGGTGGCAACGTTCGCGGTGGCGGGGTCGTTGAAGCACCAAACCAGCTCCTTGACGGGGTGGTTGTAGGAGAGACGCTTGTTCTGGGCGGAACCGGTCGCGGTAACAGTGTCCGAACCAGTGTGCTGAACCTGTTCAATCAGGTATTCGTGACCCTTCTGGGCGAAGCGGCGACGCTCTTCGGTGTCCAGGTAGACATAGTTGGCCCAGACCTTGAAGGTTTGGTTGTCAAGGTAGGTGGCGAAATCAGCGGTCAAATCGAAATCGATACGGACTTCATGGTACTGGAGGGCGATCAGAGGCAAAAACAAACCGGGGTTGCGGTTGAAGAAGAAGATCAGGGGCAGGTACACAGTCTTGCCGGTAGACCCAGTGGTCATCTTACCCCAAGAAGCCTTCTTGGATTCGTCCAAGTAAAGCTCCGAGTACAGACGCCACCATCGCTGGTAGTGCTTGTCGATGCGCTGACCCCCGATGGAAAGTTCCGCGGAGGCGATCGCACGCTCCGCAACCCAGTTAGCATCATCACCCAGCTTGGTGGAAGTGTTGGCAGCGCCGGACTTGAGTTCGACGTACATGTCACCAACGAGATCACCGTTACGGGCGACAGTCACGGACACGCGACCGTTGGCGGAGGCGGTACCGTTGACGGTCTGCTCGATGTTCTCCATCGCGAAGTTGGTGTGGCGTTTGTAAACAGCCTGGAAAAAAGTTACCTTAGGGTTTCCGGTAAGGTAGACGTCTTGGGCGCCATAGGCGACGAGTTGCATGAGACCACCAGCCATTTTGAGAGTTGTTGTACTCTATACAGAGAAAATAAATCCGAAGAAACGCGCATATTTTGATTTCAATTTTTCTCCGTCTAGATTAAATGTCGACACAGCCTGAAAATACCGAGTATGAAAGTGATATCGAGGAAGGTGAAATTGTGGAAGTTACAGACGAAGAACTTTCCATGACCGATGGTGAAGGTGATGAATATCAGGATGATGACATTGATGAGGAAATGGATATTGCTTCGCTTATGACTTCTCTTCTAGCTACATCCGATGGAGATACAGTCTGCTCCGCTCTAGTAAATCTTTGTAATCAAATGGAAATTCAAAATAAGATTTTAATTAAAATGTTATCAAAAATAAATTCTACAAAAGTGGCTTAGAAAGTAAGTTATTATTTTATTAAATACAAATAATGAGCGATACCCACTTCATCGATAAAGAACCCGATAAATATGAAGCGCTAAAAAAACTTCAGTCGCGACAAATCTCATCGATGAATGAGGACGAAATAAATGATATCCTTTGTAAGGTTGAAACCAAACTCTGGTGTTTAAAAACAGACGATTTTGTTGATTCCAGAACACTTGGGTATAATCAATATCTCCCATCTGAAATTTATGACCAGGTGGGTAACCCAGATCCGAATAAAATTGATATCGTAGCTCTAAAGGGTATCCACGATAGACACATATCATTTTTAAGTAATCTAAAATATAGGGCAATTGCCATTGGTATTCATGCAAAGGAAAATGAAGATGGGTATGCACCTGTAGAAGAAAGAATTAACACAATTATTAAACAGGCTGAAGATGGATATGATAATATACGTCGACACAAAATATCATGGGAAAGGGTTGCCAATCCCACATTAATTCCGCAACAAGGTACATTTTCTGACCCTTCAACCATGAGTGACGAGGATCGTGAAAATGCGACACCTTTTCAAAAATGTTTAATTTTTACATTAGATGAAACATATAGAGCTGGGTATCGACGCTACAAGGGACATTGTTGTGAAGAAATCACAACAATTGAAGGTTTCAAAACTCGCGCATGGCAACCTAAATTTTCAATTGAACAATTTGTATATTCTCTCGCCCGCAAAGACACTAGATATAATGTGTGGAAAAATTTTACGAGTCGTAGCTCAGTTTACAGAGATGTAATTGATAACATTTCGAAATGCGTCGATGATCAGTTCCCAGAGATTCAGAAGAGGCGTCAGGTCTGGGCTTTTAAGAACGGTTTATTTGTTGGTAAGGCGTGGATGCACGAGGAGGGAAAATTCGAGTGTCAATTTTATCCATATGATGGTGAAAAATTCAAGTGTTTAGATCCTAGTGTTGTCGCATGTAAGTATTTCGACCAACAGTTCGATGACTTTTCACATATTCGGAGATGGCAGGATATCCCGACTCCCTTTTTTGATTCAGTTCTAAAGTATCAGAAGTTTGAAGATGAGGTGTGCAATTGGGCATATGTTATGGGTGGTCGCCTCTGTTACGATGTTGGGGAAATGGATGCGTGGCAAGTGATCCCATTCTTCAAGGGTATCGCTCGCTCGGGTAAATCTACCCTGATCACAAAAGTTTTCAAGAAGTTTTATGAAAATGAGGATGTTGGTACACTCTCGAACAATATCGAAAAGAAGTTCGGTCTTTCTGCGATAAAAGATGGTTTCATGTTTATCGCCCCAGAAGTTAAAGGTGATTTAGCACTTGAACAGGCTGAATTTCAATCTATGGTTTCTGGGGAAGATGTATCAATCGCCGTGAAGAATAAGACTGCCATGTCATTCGAGTGGAAAGTACCCGGTATTCTAGGAGGAAATGAAGTTCCCAATTGGAAAGATAATTCGGGTTCTGTACTTAGACGTATCCTTCCTTGGAACTTTTCTAAGCAGGTTCAGGATGCAGACCCTCAACTTGACGAAAAATTAAACGCTGAACTCCCTATTATTCTTTTAAAATGTATCCGTGGATATCTAGACTATTCAAATAAATACAAAAACAAAGATATATGGAGGGTGGTACCAGAATACTTCCACCAAATTCAGAAACAAGTTGCGATGGTTGCGAGCTCACTGCATAACTTCTTAGAATCTACGCATATTACTTACGGTAAAGATTCATTTGTACCACAAAGTTTATTCGTTGTTGTATACAATCAACATTGTCAGGCAAATAATCTGGGAAAACATAAATTTCATCAGGATTTTTATGCCGGACCATTCAGTTCTAGAAATATTGAAGTCAGGGATACAGTCGTTACCTACAAGGGACGCACATATCCATTACAACCTGTAATTTATGGTCTGGATGTAGTAGAAGAAAGTGTTGGATTTAATTCAGATTATTAAAAAAAATATTCACATCTAGTAATATGAACCAGAAAGTCAAAGAATTTGTCAGACAATCTGGTGTAGAGCTCAAAAGTCCGAACTCCAACTCAAATAATAATAATTTTGCACGAGAACTGGAAGAAACTATGATTCAGGTAGAACGTGAACGCGTTGCGGGATTTCGAACACCCCCTCGACAAATTAGACCCATTCCCCGACAGGTACAGGTGCCTGTACGCCTCCAGAGAAACCTGATCAATGATAGATCATATGAAGGCGCTTTCAAACAGTTTGAAAATGAGTTTTCAGATGTTAACAATTCAAACTGGGAGAATAATATGCAGTATAACAATCTCTCAAACGGTAACAAAAAAATGGTAAATAATCTAATGCGTGAATTCGACGAACCCAAACCCGGAAGTATTCCTCTTGAAATGACTAAAATTAACCCAGGTATGTTCAATGCAACAGTTGATTCTGGATTTGATCAAAAAAATATACTCGTCAACTTAACAAATATACTATCAAAAACACCACGTGGTAAAACACCTATCGGTGAAGGTCTTTATATTGACACACGAGAGATAAGAGGAATTTATGGGCAGTTTAAAACTGGATTCTCTCATACTAGAGAAGCCGGACCCAAGGGTGATATGAGTAAGAACTTCTTCAGTGCACAATTAATACTCACACTGTCAAATGACATGGAAAGTAAAGGTGCCACTGTAAACTTTTACCGAAATGGTAAAATTCGTTTCTCTGGTGGGTTTGTTGGTGCGAACATAAGCAATCAACCCGAACTTATTCGAAAATTCATTGTGAATACGTACACAGAAAAACAAGAATTTTTATACAATCCATTCACATACAATAATTTAAGTGGGCAGTTCAGAATTAATGGAAATTTCAAAGATCTTACTGAAATTGCTAGAAATGCTCAGAAATATGGCATGACACGTGTTTCTTATGAACCCGAGTTGGCCCCTTTCCTATATGCATACTTCGGGGAAAGTAAGTTCATTCTTTCTAGAAGTGGTAATGTTCAGATCTCAGGTGCGAAAAATCCCAGTGATATGTTGAATGCATATGACCTTGGGAAAAAATTTGTCCAAGAATTGAATGCTGATAATCAAATCAATGTAACTGGTGTTTTCGAAAAGGGAGTAAAGGCTACCACCAGGGGTAAGGCTAAAACTAAAACTAAATCCAAGTCTCCACCTAAAAGAAAATACACTAAACGTATTCTCACCACGAATCAAGTTAATTCCATCATGATCAACTCTAAGATGTGTGCGCGCATGAAGAAGACCGAACTTGTAAATTTTGCACGACGCATGGGTGTCGTCGATTTTAGAACCAAGGAACAAAATGGTTCACGAGCTGCAACTAAGGATGAGATTTGTACACGAATCAAGAAAAAGACTGGCAACGTAGTTTCGTTCAAGAATGTAAACAAAAATATTTCACTTACTGGTAGTGGAAATACATTAAAAATAGGTCATAAGATTTGCGAAGATATGAAGAAGGATGATATTCTCCGTATAGCTGCGATCCTCAAGATTAAACCTGATACGAAGGACACAAAGAGGATATTGTGTAAGAAAATTGAACAAGTCAGAAACAACCTAGCTAAACCCAAACCCAAGTCTCCACCCAAGCCACCTGCACCAACGAAGAGACAAGTACAGCGTACCGAGGCAAATGCGAAACTAAATGTGAAGAAGGCTGAGGTCATGAAGAAGAGAGGTCTCAATGAGAACTCGATTCGTAAAGATATCACCAAACTCTACGGTGACAAGTGGATGAAGAGGTACAAACCCAACCTCGACCAAGATGTCCGCAACATGAAGGCAACTCTCAATATCATCAACAAGAAGAATAAGACTGGTGTAGCATTTAAGAAAGATATAGACGCGGACAAGAAGAATGTCGTTGGTCGATGGAAGATGGAAAGAAAGAGGGAACTCGAAACGAAATACCTGATGAATGGGGTGAGTGTCAATGGTATCGCGTTCAACCTTAGGAATAACTATCGTCGTGCGGCTGCCAACTACATCATGAGCAAAAAGACACCCCCTTCTAACAATAGAATGGTTGAATACAGGAAGTACTGGTTAAAGTTTAGAGCCAATGCTATGAAAAACACAGCCCCCAATAAGAGGAACAGTCAGGTTAAGGCCCGGGTTGAAAGAATGTAAGAGTGAAATGATAAACTTGAGGATAACAAGCTGATCATATCTGTATTTGAATAAAAGTGTTATTTACAGTCCAGAGTGATGCACCACATAATAGAATGCATAACACGATGTATGATAAATCCCACCACATACCCATAAAAGCGATTACTGGAAATATGGTAAGTAAATACATACCGTGACCCGATATTGGGGCAATCGATAAAGGTCTTTCAGAATGAACTGCAATTGTACTTGCTATAACAAAAATAAAATCTGTTATATCAATTATTCTTAGAAAATTGAAGAGTTTAACAAAAGATATAAGAAGAGTCAATCTAAAACCTATTTGTACAATATTATTATATTTTACTGCAACTATGTCAAAACGGAATCTTGACAGAGTTTCGGGTTCGACTATCAATGGCGGGGGAATTTCTTCGTTGAAGGCTATAGCTACGGAGCCACCAGGTCCTTCAACTACCAGATGTCTACATCCCTCCATAAACTTAATACCTATATAACTTTATTGTTTAAGTTTCAAATAAAATTAACACTTGACTTTGGTGTTAACGAGTTTATTTGGTTCAGCAATTTGTTTGAGATGAATAGTATGATACGAAAAATTGTATTTAGGAAATGTTTGTTTTATAGTATTAGAAATTAGACTACCCTGGACTATGTACGGCATACCAGTACACACAGATGTTTGTTCAATTCCGAGAAAACGGTCCTCAAGTTGAACAAAATTTTTTAGCACTTCGATACCAACTCCATCCCTGTGCATCTGGAGGTATACCTCCTTTGACGCGCCATCACTTACATGGAAATTTTTAGAACCCTCAACCTCATTAGACTTTGTGTGTGTCTCATACATGAGAGCCAAAAGTACGAGAGCTACGACTATGTAGATCATTTAGTATTACTGAACAAATAATTTTGACAAATCATCGATTTTATGAAGAATGTTCTTAAACTTGTCAACCGAGTCAACGTCGGAGGGCTTTACAATTTCCATCTCAATTTGATAGCTTGCTTCCTCCTCTGAGTCCATGTCCGCATTATCACCGGCAGAAATAGTCATATCGATACTGAGGTTCTTGCGTACGAAGGAGTGTCTAGTCTTTGTGCGCTTTCGATCCATGTCATATTCACCCACTGTGGGGATTTCCCGTGCGATACAGAAGCGTACATCTAGTGGGTCATATTTGAAATCTTCCTTGACGACAGAAATCTTCTGAATCATAATTTGTTCACCTGAATCTTCATCTGATGTGATACGAATATTATTGTTATCGTTATAGAAGACATCAACTGAACTCGTTTTGGTACTCTCCCACCCATTATACTTCTTCAATCCTTTGAGTACATGCTTCCATTGATCCTTTCCGACATTGCTATCAAAAAAAGACCCATTATGTTTACCAAAACGAATCTCAACTTCAATGTCATCTTCACTCTTGTGAGCTTCGAAAAAAGGGAGTACTTTATCAGCAATATTCATTGTGTTTTTTTCTTATCTTTTTACATTCGCGTCATTCTCTTAAGCCTTTTTTAAACATAAAATATAATGAAGGGACTCGAAAACATCGGGAATACATGTTACTTTAACACAGCCGTTCAGTGCCTGCTTCATATCCCAGCCCTAACAAACTACTTCATTCGAAAACCTTACACGGGTGAATGTCTATTCACTTTGACATATTATCAATTAACCAAAGACTACTGGACGAAAGGTGATAATGTACTTAATGTTGGTACCCTCATACAACACTTTCGTGAGAAGTTTCCAAGATTTGGAACAAAAGAACAACACGATGTACAAGAAGCAATTCTGTGCATCATTGACATCCTAGAAACCTCAAGACCTGAAATCAAACCATGGTTTTATGGAAAGAAGATACAAGAAACTATATGGCCAGGTGGAAAATCAACAAACGAAGAGGATTTTAGTGTTCATCTGATAACCTCTGAGGGTACAGACATGGGTGAAATGCTTTCTAAAAGCATAGATTGGTACACGATTGAGAATTTTGAAGACAATAAAGGGAAGAAACACCACGTCGCAACTACCCGTATGCTCTTTTCAAAACTTCCTCAGATTTTGATGATTTCATTTGATCGGAAGAGTCATATCGAAATTATTGAGAATATATTGATTAACGAGTATGAATACAATCTCGTTTCTACAGCTGTACACGTTGGTGCACAAGACGACGGACACTACGTGAGTTTCGTGAAGAGACGCAATAAATGGTTTTTTATTAATGACGAAATGGTAAGGGAGGAGGAACTACCTGACCAGGCCGGATTTTATTTTATGGTGTATAATTTGAAAAATTAAAAATTGGGTCTACAATCTAAAAACTCCTTCATCTGAATATTCTCCTTGATGTTCACGATTGTCCTATAAAAAGTCCGTCGATTGTTGGGATAGTTCTTATCGGTTCGTCTCTTTAGGGGTCTCCACCACATCGGTTCTTCATGGGTTATGTACTTACACTCTACGATTGCACCATCTTCAAACCATGGCTCAT